CGCGAATAGGCCCGGCTCATAAACTTTCGATGGCAATACCGCTCAAGGAAATATGTCGCCCTGTCGATCAAGCGCTCAATGAGGTAGTTGTCCTCGATCTTGAGCGTGAGTTCATTCGCGGATCCGAAGCAGGATACCGCCCCCGTGATGACGAGGTCGGTTGATAACGCGGCACCATCGCAGATAACCCCGGCCTTCCAGGGAAAAACTGTCGGGGTAGCTGCGGGAGCATAGGCATTGATCGCCGCAACGAGGGCGGTGATGGTCGTGGTTCCGAACGTAAAGGTTTTTGTTGCCGCCGACGCACCGCCCGTAACGATAAGGGTTAAGGTCGTATCCGAGACCTCGGCCGTGGCCGCCGTTGCCCCGGTCGGTTCCGAGCAATAGAGCCAGATTCCATCCCGCGAGGGGAGCGAACCAAGGTATCCCTTAACATCATCGACGGACGTGAGGGCGTATGTATCAACGCTCATAATGGTCTCCTATGTTCCTATTTGGCCCCGATGGGCCCCTTCGTCATCTTGTCCTTCGGCGGCTTGCGGATGTATTTGTAGAGTTCACGTTCAACGTACTTCGGCGCCGTCACGTCCGCCACGGTCGAAACCGGCAGGGCCGTAGCAATCAGATTGTCCGGCTCGATGACGGCGAATTTATAGATATCGACAAGCCAGTGGACGGTCGCCTGCGATGCCGTATCCTTGATATCGCCGGGTTTATTCGGTCCCCAAGCCTTGACAAACCTCAGTTTTGTCATGATATCTCCTTCGGATGGCCCGTCAAAAGGCCATTATTTGGCCTTAAGAGGGCCGTGGCTGCATTATCTAGCCTTACCCCGTATGGTGGGCAGGGGTTGGGGCTGTCTTTGGCTCAGGCGGCTCAACTTTCCGAGCATACCCGCCCTCAATCAGCACGTGGGCGAATTCGTCCGACACCTCGCGCCGCTGGCCGACTCGCCAGCAGCACTTATATTCTCGGATGATCTCAATTTCGATCAAGCCGCTTCTCCATTTCCTTCAACACCGGCAGCCAGTATTTCTCCCACACCGCGTCCCACGAATACTCGGCAACCTTCGCTTGGGCATTGGCCTTCTCTTCCGGCCATAGGTTCGAGCGCCACGCCATGTGCGCCTTTTCAAGTGCCGCTAGGATGCTCGATGGTCTCGGCTCCAGTCGCCACGTCTCCGTCCCAATCCAGAATCTATCGTCTGCGTCAACGTCGATAAGCCAACCCGTCTTGCACAGTTCCGGGCCACTTGTCGTCGCCGTCGTCACGACCGGGATACCGCACGCCTGGGCCTCTATCAACGGCAATCCGAACCCCTCGCCCTTTGTCGCCAGGCACATGACATCGAACCCGTTATAAATCTCGGCCAGCCAGCCGGGGTCGATCCGGCCTTGGATGAGCATTGCCTGATCCGGCCAAAAGACGAGGTTCTTCAGTCCCAGATGAACAACTATCTTATGGTAGTTGATCCCTTCCGCTATTGTGTCCCGTTCATTCGCCGCCGTATGGAGGTACAGTCGCGCCTCTGGATGGCGATCATGGAAGTCCTTGAATGCCATCATAAGCTGGATGAATCCCTTGCGGTCATCCCCATAATTGAGGCCCACCGATCCGATGACAAAATTCTCATCCGTTAGCCCGAGTTCCTTCCGGAAGGCCGCGCGCGCTGCGGGTAACGGCTTGAATACTTTATCGTCGAATCCGAGCGGGGCATAAGGTACGTCCTTCAGTCCGCCTGCCTCCAACTCGCGCTTGCCGTGAAGCGACATGGCAATCGGCATCCCGACATTCTTGGCAACGCCCGCGAGAGATGCGCTTATCCACTCCGTATCGACCGGGATTGAGGCAACCCATTTCTCTTTCGGGTATTGCCGCTTGTCATGGATGACCCAGAGGTCCCACATGGTGAAGATGTAATCGAACTTCTCGTCCTCAAGCATCTGGTTGACAAACAGCGTATCGACACCATCGAATATCTCGAAACCGTCATGTTCATACCACTTGTGGTCGCCGTGCTTCGTGCCGATACGGACGAAGTGTCCGAGGTCGCGGATGCGCCGCGTCAATTCCTTCGTACAGTTACCATAGCCTGTCGATGCCAGCGGTGAAACGCTGTGCCAGAGGATCCTCATGCTTTCTCCCTTCCCGATAAAATGAGCGGGGGTCGTTGTGACCCCCGCCCGATTGTTGACTGTCTAGCCCTGCCCGTCTTAGGCCGGCAGAGTTGCCTGTTTGTAGCGTGCCCTCGCCTGCTGGATGCCGATGCACACGAGCGCGGCGACGCTCGCGTTGGCGGCAACCTGGGCGCCGACATACCGATAGCCTGCCGACAGGTCTTCGCCACGCACCTGTACTGTCATAGCGTGAAGAGCGCTTGCGTGTGTTGCGGTGCTGACAACACTCGCCGAAGCGTGAGTCATGGATACGGAGGCAGCCCCGGCCGTCGAGGTCGCCTGCCAAATCTTGAGCGTGAGGTAACTGGCGGAAGTAACATTAGAGGCGAAGCAGTGGAAGGCTACGAGATCGTAATTCCGCATGTCCACATATTCGGCCGTTTCAAGGGTTGCGGCATCAATAGACGCATCGATGACCCCGAAGCGCGTCCGAATATGCTGGTCAAAAGTGTGAATGTTTCCCATGATTTTCTCCTAATAATTCTAGCTGGATGTGGTCAAAATCACGAACGCCGACAACGTATCGGCTCCGTGCCTTGGCGTGACGGGAGCATCCATTATAGGCTGTCCATCTACACGCAATACCACTCGCCAGAATGTCTCATCCGTCAGGAAGCCGTAGCTCCCCGGGACTTCCCGAGACGCGGAAATCTCTAAGCTCCGATTGCCAATTACGTAGTGATTCCAATCGGCAAGAATAACGTCGCCCGTCGTGGCGGCACCGGCGCACTTTTCCGTAAGAATGATGGGACGGCCGAGGCAAAGCATATCTGCAAGATCAAGGATGCCGCCCGTATTCGATCCGGCGGTCGCGTCCTGCGCCAGTCCGCCGATAACGTCGGGGTTCATCATCCACACCGCTGTTGCCCAACTTCCCGGTAATAGTCGTTCCGCCATCTCCGCTAAATCGTTGATGACGGGGACGCCGAATCCGCCCGTGCGCGCGTGCGCGATAGTCGCCGGGGCGTTCATGATGCCGAGCGGTTGCCCGGCACCGGTGCCCCAAACAAAAACGTGGTCCTCCTCAAATGCCAGCGCCTGCCCGAATGAAATCTGCATGAAGTCCCCAAATTGAGGATAATCGGCCATGAGTTCATCCGACGCAAATAAACTGCCGACAAGTTTATGCGCCGTGAGTTCGAGTTCGCCGAGGGTTGGCTTGGAGATGACATTCGCCTTATTGCCACCCTCATATTTCCACGTAAACGTGATCCCGCCGAAATAGGAAGAGACCCGGGACGATTCCACGAGCCTCCGAATTTTCAGCGAATCGCTGGACATCTGAAGCACCTTGGCCCGAGGCCGGACGATGCTGTTCTCGATGACTACGTTATAGATTCCCGCAGCCCATTCCTCGGGGCAAAGGAAGCCCCCTTGAGCATCGGTCCCCTCGACCATGTGCCCGGCCGTCTTCAACCGGGAGTCCTGAATGCCCTCGACACAAGCCCGGCGGACACGTGACAAGTACTCTCCGAAACACTTAAACCCGCCTTTTGGATCTTTTTCCATATTCAGCCCCTAATTAGCTTGTGGCTGCGGACAGTTGCACGAACGGCGAGAACGTATGAGCACCCCGCCGCGAGGTAATAACCGATTGCGGCCAGCATTGGCCGGCAACCCTGAGAACGAAGCGCCAGCAGGTCTCATCCGTGGTGAAGGCAACGTGTGTGGAACTATCAATCGTGATGGACTGGCGGTCGCCGATGAGGTAATAACGGAAGTCGGCGAACAGGATATCGCCCGCCGTACCGAGTGCCTGCAACTTTTCGCTGATAATGACAGGCCGCCCCAGGATGGTCCAAGCACCAATGCTATCCTTGAAATTGGGTTGCCAGATCAGGATCTTGCCGCTGGCATCGGCCGCATTGCCGCTACCGAGTTCGAGAAGTTCGGCCATAACCGTAGGGCCAATAACCCAAACGGCACTGCCAAGTGAAGAGGGGAGCATGGACTGGTACATCTCGGCGATGTCTTCAGCATGGACCCGGTTGGCCGTGTTGCGGAGGACGCTCTTCAGACACCCGCAGTTGAAAACGCCCAGGGGTTGGCCCGCGCCCGTACCCATAAGGAAGGCATCGTCTTCGAAGTAGCCGTAGGTTGCACCGAACATCCTCAGGATAAGGGGTTCAAGTGCAATGCCGCTGTCGGCCAGAAGTTCGTTGGAGGTATAGGTGAGTCCGGCGAGTTTGTGCGGGGTGAGTTCGAGCTGTCCGAAAGTCGGCTTGGAAGCGGTCTTCGCGGCTGCCTCGGCCGTCCATGAAGCACTGCAACCGCCGAATACGGTGCTGGCATGTGAAGTGTCATTGTTATAGGGGATTTTCAGGGAATCGGAGGTCATGGGGAGAACGGTCGCACGGGGTCTTACGACAGCACCTTCGAGCCCGATTTCTAGGAGCTCCATCCGGTACTCTTCAGGAACAAGGAATCCGCCCTGGCTGTCTTCCCCGATTTCCATGTGGCCCGTAGTTTTACTAACGGTGCCGGGCATAAAGGACAACCGCGGATCGATAGTGCGGTTAACGCGAACATTGCGTGCAGCAATAAGAAAATCGCCGAAGGATTTGAACTTTTCCTTAGACGGCGCTTCGATGATGGTTTCGCCCGCCGGTTTGAGAATCGTTTTTGTGGCATCG